GTTTTCTTTAACGTGTTCTAACACTCCCGAATTTTTTAATTTACGTTTAAAGTTTTTTAATGCAAATGCAATGTCTTTATCTTCTTTCCCTAATACGGAAACTGCATTTGCATGTCCTGGTACTATGCTTTTGTGGTACTTTTGGTTTCTACTCATATAATTTAATTTAAAATTTTCTTTGTTTCATTTTTTTAGACATTTTACTCTTAGGCGACTTAAAAGCAAATTTTGATAATTCTGGTAATTGTGCGAAATATCCTTGAATCTTTTGCGATTCTGTTCCTGGATCTTCTCCTAATCTAAAATAAAAATATCCTGTGCGACCTGATTTTGACTTTTCATGTGATATAATAGTAAAGCCCTTTTTAGTAGTCCAACGTTGTATTTCTTTTGCAACTGGGTTGGCTTCTTGTGGGTCTCTTAATTGATATATAACATGTCCATTATAATCAGATAAGTTGTTAACTAGTTGAGCCTCTTCTAATTCTGCTTCAGATAATCCAGCATTTTTCATTGCATCGCCTAATTTTTCAATTGCCTTAGTTGACGCTTCAATATCTTCTAGTGGTGGTATTTTTGAATCGGATTGTTCTTTTAAACCAAAAAACTCTTTATACATGTTTTTAAACTTACTCATTATCATTCTCTTATATTATATAAATAATTAGTTAAATCTCCAAATTATCCTACTTCAAAATATTTTTGAATACCTTCTGCAATATCTTCGAATGCAGATTCCATTCTTCGTTCGTGAATCATTACTTCATTTGCTGATTTTTGAAATTCTTTTAATGCGCCTGTTACATGTTTCATGTGTCTACCGGCAGATACACTATCAATCATATCTTCCTTTTCAGTAACTAATTGAGTAGCCGTTTCGACTATACTAGAGATACGTTCTACAATTGATTTTAATTTCCCGTTGCTATATACAGATTCTCCCATTTGCGAAAATGTTTTTACTGCTTCAGCAAATTGATGTTTTTGCTCATTTGTTAATGGTGCAGGACCTTCACTAAACACTGTTTGTTTTGATGCATCTTCACTTAATAGATCACGCAACGCTGTTAAATTTTTATTTTCGAATTTCATATTATATCCTACATTTACCATCTTCACAAAGTATTGATGTGATTATGTCATTCACTGTTTTATATTTATTAATTGTATTTTGTTGTACCGATTCTTTCATTACTCCCATAAATGCTCCTTGCGTAGATGGGTTTGAAACAAAGTCCCAACATATCAATTCAAAGTCATCTTGTACTTCAACTACACCTTCATTTCTAAGTTCTTTCACACTACCTAAACCTCTACTCGAAATACCTAATGTGATACCTTCTTTAAATAATGATTTTAATATTTTACCAGACGGTGTATCTAATACCTGAACTACACCTTTCAAATCATCACCATCCCACCATATCTTTAAAACGTTATGAGACACGTTATTTAAATTAACAACACTAGACTCTGGATGATCTAATTCGCCTAAAGCTCTATTCTGATCTATATATTCTTGTTGATATCGTTGACATTCGCGCATTAAAATGTTTTTAGGATATACTCTACCGTTTTGGTTTTTAGCACCGGCTCTCTGTAAAACGCCTTGTACTACGAATCCTCCTGGTATGCCGTATTTTGCTCCATTTGATTCATTAAGCGAACCAACTGGTTTAAATTGCATGAAGTCTTCTAATATTAATTTTGACATTTTATTCTCCTAATGATCTAACTCTTTCTGATATTTTAATTAATCGCTCTGATATTTTTGATAATGCTTTACTAGTACTAGGTCCAAATCCAGAATGTGATATTCCTGACTCTGTTTTTAATCGGCTAGTATATTTAATCGTTTCTTCAATTTCTTTTAATTGTTTAGCTACATTTTTAATAGAATCATTTACTTTTTTAGCAGGACTCATTTTAGGATCACTTAATGCAAATGTTTTATATCCTTCAATAAGGCGTTCATATTTAATATCCATTGCTTCTTGGACTTTTTTATATCCTAAGGCTTCAATAGTATCATCATCAGCTTTACCAAATGCTCTAGGCGTCATATATGCCCCAGCTCCAGCAGATGTCGAAACTTCTTCTATCTCGGCTTCGTCTTTGTCTTTGTCTTTTGCTGCTTTTTTCATTGACTCTTCAGTATCTTTGTCATTATCTAAATCTAAAAAATCTGGTTTTGCTTTTTTTTCTTCGAGTGACTGAAAACTCTCTTCTATTTGTTTTAAAAATGATTTCATTATTGTATCCTATTTAATTCGTCAATTAAGTCCATATAACGCATTAATGATACGATGTGGGACTCGTTTAAACGTTTCATAGTTTCAACGTTACAAAGCATCTCTGAAAGTCTCGTAACCTTAATTTTTGTTACTTTGTCTGTTATATGTTTAGAATGTTCTGCTAATTTTCTTTTTAAATCTGGTATTACTTCAGAAACATATTCTTTCAATGTTTCAGTGTCATTAACATTAGTAATATACTTGTTTAATAAATGTTTTTGTGATTCTGATAAGCCTGAATATTTCTCGTTAAACTTATCAATCATTATCTTATATGTTAATAGTCTTGTATCCTTTTCTTGTTTAGAAAATTCTTCAATGATAACATCATTTGATATATTAGATTTTCGTTCTAATAACGTGTGTTCTAATACTGCATTTTTACACTCCAATAACTTTTTAGGATTATCTGAATCTTTATATTCAAATAACATGTATATCGAAGCTAATGCTTTATAATTATTAATATGTATTTTAGAAACTCGATCAAAAATAAAATTTTCAGATATTTCTTTAACTAGATTATATCTTTGTCTTTTTAATATACTTTGATTTAGTTCTTTATACGATTCTCTAATAGTTCTTATAAAATCTAACGCACGTGCCTCAGACTTATGTTGTTCTTTAATTAAAGAGTTGTATAAATTAAGTTCTTTTGATAGTTCTGTATTTTTACCGAAATATTTTTTTATAATATCAATAGTTACTGTTTTATCAGATGACATTGTTTCTGATGTAAGTTTCCTTACAAGCATTTCAAATAAGATTCCGGTGTTTTTATATTTCGAATGTTTTAATTTTTTCATACTGGTGCCAGTAGTTTTATTTATTAATAAATATAGACAAATTTATAAAAGATTGTTTTCGTCTAACATTGTGCCAGAATCTACATCTTTTGGTTCTGGATTCATTGTTTCTGATATAATCTTTTTACTTTTTTGATTTTTAAAATAAGTTAAAACATTTTTTTGTTCAGATGTCATTGACATTTTTCGTTGACGTGTATCTGGCTGGAATGCTGTTGTTTGATTTTTTATGTTAAATGCTTGGTCTATAGTTTTTTTACCTGTCGGATCCCATCCAAATTCGTTAGCGTGTTGTCCAGATTTAATTCCTTCTTTTGGCCGACCTCCTTTATCTTTTACTTCAACTTCATCGGAGCTCATATGCATTGATGCTAAATCATGGGGCGTCCCATACGATGTACCAGTTATAGTAGGATCATTTCCTTCCTGTTCAATTTGATTTTGTCGGAATCGTAATTTTAAATCTTCGATGACGTTGGTTCTTTCTTGCAACCATTGTTCTTCGGACATGTTAAATATAAATTCATATATATATTTGTCTGATACTAACTTGCTATCTTTCATTGTATTGGCAAGTTGTATCTTTTCGTTCATTAATGCAACCTTTTGTTGGTCGTATATAATAGATGGCGAAGTTAAAGACAAATCAAAGTTAATTAAATCTTCGCCTTCATATCCTTGTGATGCTAAATGAACGATTGCTATTTTATAAAGTTCAGAAGTTATAATTTTTTGAATTCGTTCAATTGTTCTAGCAAATCGAATATCCATAGAAGCTAATGATGTTTTTCCTTCTACTCCCTCACTATAACCTAAGAATGGTTTAGGTATTTTTAAAGCAGCCATCATTTTGTTTTTCACATATTCAATATCTTCTGTACCAGTCCATGTCATACCTGGTAATGTATCTATTTGTGTCGATGACTGTCCTCCACGTACTGGTAAAAAATAATCTTCAAGCATATTATTTAAATTAAACTTAAGATTATAATTTCCAGTATTTTGATCTACGTGTGGTATTTTTTTCATCTTATCGATGATTTGTTGCATAAATGTATCTACCTCATTTGGAGGAATATTTCCTATGTCAACTTTAAATATACGTTTTTCGGGTGCTCGCATTATTCTGTGAATAAGCATTGCATCTTCTAACATTGTTAATTTTTGAAATTCCTGTCTAGCTCCTTCTAACATTGATCTACCATATGGTAAAAAGTTTGAATCTGACAATAATCTAAAGTGGGCAATTTCAAAAACATCATACCATTCTTCATGTGATGATAAATGTTTAAACTTTATTTCATATTCGCCAGTTTCGCTATTATATTCTTCATATCTTTCTATCTCATAACTAGAAAGTGGCCTAGCATTAATTACTCCGACTTCGTCTGCAATATCAAGTTTTAAAAAGAAATCTCCATATTTAGTTACATTACGAATCCATGACCACATATTGAAATCGATATTCAGTATATCATAAAATAGATTGTAAAGTATTTTTTGAATTTTACTATCATTAGTTTTAATAGTTAAAATATCACCAAATTGATCTTCTAATGTAGATTCGTCAGAGTATATATCTAATGCAGAATGTATAATTGGATCTTTATCCATCATTTCATAATCAGTATATAACTGCATACGATTTTGATGCATATAATAATTAGAATCATATCCGCCATTCATTCCACCAACTTTATGTCGGTTAGATCCATGTAATCTTGTATATCGGTCAGAAATTTTACTTTTTGCTAAATTTCCATCTGATTGTAATCTATTAGTATCTAGTACTCGTAATTTGTTGTTTCCAACATCTTTTACAATTATATTTGTACTAAATAGATTTCTTAATCTTTTTCTTAAGGACGCCATATTCTTTTATTTTATTATAAATATAAGTACTTTAAGATCTAAGTAATTTTACAACAACCAGTGTAATCCTTCATCAGATTTACCATTATTCCAATCCCAGCCAGAATCATTAGGTTTATTTTTACCAGTATAAATAACACTATCTGTTTTTTGAAATTGTGATAGTGCACGTTTATTTAAGTCAATCCCTTGTTGTCGCAATTTTAATGATGTGTCTCGTAACCATAAGCCAATACAAAAAGCCATAGTTAAATCATCATTATACCCACCTTGTGCTTGAGCTTTACCATTTAACCAATGAAAGACAAATAGTTCTTGTATGAGTCGCTTACTGCGTATTACTGGTGTCTTTTCGCGCATATACATTTCTAATGCCGATATCATTAACGGTCGTGTTCTACTAGTCGTAGATACCCCAGGCACCATCTTTGATTTGTCTTTCATGTCATATCCTTTTTGTAATTGGACATCGACATCTACATAACCATCATCTTTATATGTATAAAATAAATTTTCGTAATTTCTGTCTAATGCTGGCTGTATTGCAGCCCAGCCGATATTTGCATTTTCAATCGCTAGTAATGCATTATTCCATTCTGTAGCAACGGTTACTAACATGTTGCCAAAATCTTTTGGAGGTAGTTTACCTTTATACTCAGCTACTTGAGTTATTGTTTCTACTTCAATTACGTGGAATGTAGACCAGTCGGCACTATCACCACGGGCAACATCAGCAATAACCATATAGTTTTTTGAGTAGTCAGGATATTCCCAAACCCAATAACCATGATCATACCCTCGTTTTTCTATAGGTTCAATACATGTTGATTCATATTCTGCTAAAATTTTACCGTCAATAACAGTATGCCCAGAACTTACAAAATCGCAATCACATTCCTGAGCAGCTCCGCGTTCTCCTAGTAATTGGGTTTGTCTATCTCTCCATTCCTGATCTCGATCTGGATGTACCGTCCAATGTAATTTTATATTGTTCCATTCGGTTTGTGGATTTGTTTCTCCATCAACCCACGTTTTATGAAACCAATTACCTATACCATTTGGGGTAGACAATACAATAGCACCTCCACCTGTTGATAGTGTTGCCTGTGATGCTATCCAAATTTCTTCAATGTTACGAATAAATGCGGCTTCATCAATTATTAATAATGATAATGCCTCTGATCGAGCACCAGTTGTTGCAGATGATACTGCTTTTATTTGCGAACCATTTTTAAATTTTAATGATAATTTGTTATCAGCTTCAATTGTACCTTTTAACCAGCTAGGTAAATTGTCATGCATTACTCTAACTTTAGTTACCAGGTTTTTTGCTACTTCTTGTGTAGTCGCAATAACTAAAACGTTGAAGTCTTCCTTAAATAACATGCTCCATAATGCAAAGCCTGCAGATAGAGTCGATATACCTAATTGTCTAGACTTAAGAATAACACTATATCGATTATCTCTAAGATTTGTCAATGAATCTTCTTGGAATGGATATAAATTAAATTTAATTTTTCCTCGTTTAGGATGTTGTATGTAACAATACTGCCGCATAAAAAAGACCGGGTCAGCAGCACACATTTGATATTGTTGCTGTATTATCTGTTTTATATTAGGCTGTGCCATTATTGAATTGCTCCTACTATTAATTTTCCGGTTAATACTGTTGTAAGAATACCAGCTCCAAACCAAATTACTTTATTATTGTACCATTTAGGCTGTAATCTGTTTTGTTGTTTAATATATAAATCTATATTAGATTCTAGTAAATCAATTTGTTGTTGTTTATATACTAATTGAAGTGAATCTAACTTAATTAATTCATCTTGTTTCTGTATAATTGATTTTTGTTGTTCTATTACAACGTTATTGATAGAATCTTTAAAATATAATTCATCTAATGTTTCTGATATATCTTGTATTTGTTGTTCCGTAAAACACGTATCAGGTACTGTTTGACTAATTCCGAATATCGGAAACAACAATATAATTACTAATTGTTTCATTTGTTTCTTTTAGTTTTTGAAACAATATTTTGTTTTGCCTGGGATGTAGTTTTCTTTGGTCGACCCGGTTTACGTTTTTGTGTTTTTGTAGCGTTAGTAGTTTTAAGATCTTGTTTTAATTGGGCTAACTCTGTTTTGGCTTGATGCTTTTGTGTTTTAACTGCAGCTTCTTTAACTTTTACTTGTTCAATTTTCTTTGTGTTATCGTCAATTTTTTTCTGCGTTTTCTTGATTGGCTTGTTGCTAAAGATCTTGTTAAATGCAAAAATAAATGCAAATATTCCTACTATACTTACTGCAATAAGTTTACCATATGATTTAATCGTGTTCCACATTTTCATTTTGTTTCCTTTGTAACTATTTTATTTAATTTATCTAAAAAATCTTTTTTATATGACTCAAATCCTTTTGTAATTTTTTCTTCGAATTCTTCTGGCGTCATTTGAGCAGCCCATGTTTCAGTGTCGCCTTCGCTAT